TTCAACTCAAGATCCTATGTTTGTAAGATTTTCTTCTCAAGAAGATTTAAATACATACGCACCGACATCTACTAATACAGCAGGGACATTTAGACTAGATACAGGAAACAAGATTGTTGCGGCTGTTCAAGGTAAAGACTATGTATTTTGTTTAACGGATCAGGCAGCATATGTAATACAATTTGTTGGTCCACCATTTACTTTTTCAGTTAGACAAGTAGGTACACATTGTGGATGTATTGGTCAGCATGCTGTAGCTTACGCTAATGGAGCTGTATATTGGATGTCAGGAGAAGGTGGTTTTTTTGTATTTGATGGTACAGTTAAATCATTACCGTGTTTAGTTGAAGATTTTGTATTTAATACTGATGGCACTAATTTAGGAATTAATTATGATGCAGCAGACATTGTATACTCATCAGGCAATAGTTTATACACAGAAATAAATTGGTTCTATCCTAAGTCTGGTTCTTTGCAAATTGATAGATGTGTAACATATAATTATTCAGAAAATATCTTTACGACGTCTTCATTAGATAGGTCTACTTATCATGATCAAGGTGTATATAATTTACCTTATGCAACTGACTATGATAAAACAGCCACTCCTGTTTTTTCAAGAATATCAGGTTTAACTAGTTTAAATGGTGCATCCATATATTATGCCCACGAAATAGGAACCGATCAAGTTAATAGTTCAGGGACCACAGCTATACCCGCATTCATAAGATCTGGTGATTATGATATTACATCTAGACGAAGCGCCTTGGGTCAGGCAACAGGAGTTGTAGATTATAGAGGAGATGGTGAGTTTTTTATGTCTGTAAGTCGTTTTATACCTGATTTTAAATTTCAACAGGGCAATGCTAAAATAACTTTATTCTTAAATGATTTTCCAGACAACACAGCTGTAAGCTCTCCATTAGGACCCTTTACAGTTAACTCTACTACTGGTAAAGTAGATACACGTGCACGAGGCAGATTAGTGTCTCTTAAAATAGAAAATGATTCAACAGGTCAAACCTGGAGATATGGAACGTTGAGATTAGATGCTCAACCAGATGGAAGAAGATAATGGCAACTTTATTTGATTTAGCGCAGGCATATTTAAACCAAGGACTACCAGGTATTAATCCTATTTTTTCTAATACAGGGGTAGCTTCCGTTATTCCTACTACTACCACTTTAACAGAAGAAGTTGTTCAACCTACTTCTGTTGGTTTAACACCAGAACAATTAAGATTACTATATCCACAACGAGAGGGTGATGGAGCAGGGACTGGTTTTGGTCCTACAGGAGATTTAGATCCTACTGACACAAAAGATTTTTTTATAGATGGTGAAATAGTTACAGGATACAGAAATGTAAGATCTGGTCTTTATCAAGACGAAGATGGATTAAATATTCAAAATTTAGGTATTAGAGGAATACCAGGTGCAACAGGAATATTAGATAGTTTAAAAACTGATAAAACACCTAAGTACCCAGGTTATTTTGATTTTTATAGTGCAGGAGATTTGTTTACAAGACCAAGCACATTTTTTAGTTTCTTTAAAGATCAAACTCCTACAGGTGCAGACATAGCAAGATATAGAGGAGCACAGAAAAAAACTATGAGAGAAGCTAGAGATATTACAGAAAAATTTAAGAAAAGATTTAAACCTACAGCACGAGATTTAGCTAGAGGACGAACTGGTGGTGGACAAAATTTTGGTTCTAAAACTGAAGGGAGCGTAAGCAAGGGTGGAACAGATGACACTCCTGGAACACCGTTTTAATTATGGCTAAAATAAATTCTTATATACCTGAACCACAACCACAATATGATGCTGAAAATCAAAGACAAATTATTGAGTCTTTAGCTACAATGCAACAACAACTAAATTTTTCTTTCCAACAAGATTTAAAAAACGAACAAGACGCTTTTAATTATTTTTTATCATGACCATACAATATAAAAATCAAGGGTTTAAACAATCTGATGTAAATAAAACTACGGTGCTTACTTGCCCTACTGATGGAACAATTATCGTTAAAAGTGTATATTGTGCTAACAACGATGCTTCATCAGGCATTCTTGTGCAAATGAATTTTGTTGATTCTTCTGATTCGAATACTGAGTATGAATTTTTTCGCGATGAAGTAGCAGCTAAATCGCAAGTAAATGCCTCACCTCAAGGCTTGAATTTAGAAGCAGGTGATGCTATAACTGTGCAAGCAGCAACAGGCAGTAATAAAATACAAGGCCTGATAAGTTATGCTTTAATAAATAGAGAGAATGAAAACGGATAATGTATACAAAATAGATTGCACTACGACAACTACGTGGCGTAATACTAAAACTGGAGAAGTATTTAAAGAAAAGAAAGAGGGGCCTAATATCGTACAAGATGTTACTGTACAAGTATCTCCAAAAGGATTAGACCTAATGCAGAAAGTAATGAATAAAAATAATGACAAACCAAAAACCTAAAGGCGGAACAGAACTACAATTTGAGTATTTAACTAAGTATGTTGATTCTCAACTATTATCACAAGTGCAGATATGTACATCTGTGCCAGAAAAAATTCCTCTAGACCCAAACAAAATAAATATTCTATGGCAAAAAAATTCTTATGACCAAGAAAATTTATATCCTTGGTTTAAAGATAAAAGAAATCATCCTAAGTATGATTGGTATGTATTTAATAGTCATTGGAATTATGAAAAATTTAGAATGTATTTTGATATACCAACTAATAGATCAGTAGTAATTAAAAATGGTATAGATAATATAACACCAACAGTTCCATATAAAAAAGGTCAACCTATAAAAATACTACACCAAAACACACCTTGGAGAGGACTATCTGTTTTATTAGGTGCTATGCAATTAATTAAAAATCCTTTAATAACTTTAGATGTCTATTCTTCTTGCGAGATATATGGTCAAGCTTTTTATGATAGAAACGATTCTAATTATAAAGGTTTATATGAACAAGCTAAAAAATTACCTAATGTAAATTATATAGGGTACAAACCAAATAATTATATAAAAGATAATTTACATAAATATAACATGTATGTTTATCCAAGTATTTTTGAGGAGACATTTTGTATATCACTATTGGAAGCAATGGCTGGAGGGTTGTATTGTATTACAACTAACTACGGCGCTCTATTCGAAACAGGAGCAGAATTTCCAATGTATATACCTTATGAAAAAAATAGAAGAGATCTTGCACAAAAGTTTGCCTTTGGCATACAAGCAGCGGCCGAAACTTTACACGAAAAACAAATACACAATCATTTAGAATGTCAATCTGCATATGCAAGAGCATATTATAATTGGAATAAAATAGGCATTGCATGGACAAGATTTTTACAAGGAGCAATAAATGCAAAAAAGTAGTAAGGCGCAAGGCGCTAACAATGAACCCATCTGGTTTAATGAAACATCTCAGAAAGATACGGAAGTAACCACTATAAATATAGGAAGCACATCTCCTCATAAAATTATGGTATGCACACCTGTGCATAGTGATACCAGTATGCATTACACTCAGTCTGTATTAAAATTTCAACAAGATTGTATGCAAAGACAAATACTAGTTAGTTTTACTTTAATGAAATCATCTCTAGTTACACAAGGTAGAAATCTTTGTGTGGCTGAAATGTTAAATCATCCTGATAACTATACTCACTTATTATTTATAGACTCTGATATAGACTTTCAATCTAAAACTATTTTTACTATGTTAGAAAAAGATAAAGATGTAATTAGTTGTGTATATCCTATGAAAACATTTGATTGGAAAAAAGTATGGAGAAGATTAAATGAAAAAGAAGGAGCCATTAATAATGCGGATGATCTTATGAATGCTGGTTATACCTTCCCAGTTAAAGTAGAAGATCCATCTATGATACAAGTATCAGATGGTTTAGCCGAGGTAACTCATGCTCCTACAGGATGTATGTTAATTAAAAGAAACGTATTGGAAAGAATGATTAAACAATACCCTGAACTAGAAATCTTTCAACCTACTATTATTAATGGTAAAGAAGAAAAGAAAGATAACATGTTTAATCTTTTTGACACTATACATGACCCAAGCACCAAAAGATACTTTGGTGAAGACTTTGGTTTTTGTCAAAGATGGGCAGATATGGGTGGTAAAATATACGTATATGTTAATGATTATATAACTCACGTTGGTGAATATCAGTACAGCGGCAGGTTTTTTGATGATTTATACCAAGGTGCAAGGCCAGTCAAACCTATTGACGATAGCAAAAAAATCAAATAAACTAGTATATTCAGGATAAATACGCCTGCAACAATTATTTAATTTAGGCAAAATTATGACAATATCTAGAATGCAGGAACCACGACAATTATACGGACTAGGAAGTCTGGTAAAATCAATAGGTAAAGGTATTACAGGAGCAGTCAAAGGCGCAGCTAAAGGTCTAGGTAGTTTTCTTAAATCAGATGCAGGTAAACTAGCTTTACTTACAGCGGGTGGTTTTGGACTAGCTGGTAAAGGTCCATTAAAATTTTTAGGAGGTTTACCAGGTATAGGAGCAGCGACAGAAGCTTTTTCTGGCATGGGTCCTACAGGTAAATTTTTTTCAATAGCAGCTTTAGGTAGTTTAGGAGCAGAAGGTGGATTAGATACTAGCGATCCAAACGCTGAAGTAGATTTAGAATCATTAAAAGGTTATCTATCAAAAGGTTACAAGAACTTAAACCCTAACGCGACAGACGAAGAAGTATTTCAATTCGTACAAGAGAACACATCAGAATATAGAGCTATGGGTGGACGTATTGGTTATGCTATGGGAGACACAGCTAGTGAAAATGCTATGCAAGCAGCAGGCATCGAGGGTCTACCAGTAAGACAAAATAAAGCTGGTATTACAGAATTAGATCTAAGAGAAACAGGTGGATTTATTCAACCTGTTGGTGTAAAAGAAAAGGCAGACGACATCCCTGCGATGCTTTCAAATAATGAATTTGTATTTACTGCTGATGCTGTAAGAGCAGCTGGTGGTGGTAGCGTTGATAAAGGCGCACAAATTATGTACGACACAATGAAAAGATTGGAGAGTAAAGTAGTATAATGGCAACAGAAACAATAACACAAACAACCCG